TCTAATGTTTGCATACAACTTCTTAAACATCATGAGGGTGTTAGGTACAAGCCTTATACTTGCCCTGCTGGTTTGTGGACTGTTGGTGTTGGTCATCTTATCGGGGATGGCAAATTGTTGCCTGATTCTTGGAACAGAACTTTTACGGAAGTTGAAATAGATGGACTTCTTAAATCCGACCTACGTCGCTTCGAGCTGGGAATATCTAAGATGTTACCTAACGTGCCTCTTAGACAATGTGAATTCGATTGCTTGGTTTCTTTTGCCTTTAACCTTGGCTTGGGTACATTTCAGCGATCAACACTCCGTCAAGCGCTTCTTCGCGGAGATAAAAAGACGGCTATGGAATCGTTAGTTAAATATTGTCGCGCAGGTGGTAAAATACTCAAAGGTCTACAAACTCGTAGGCTAGATGAAAAAGCACTCTTTGAAGGTAAATAATGCCGTTAAGTAAACTAGTCTTTAAACCAGGAGTTAATCGAGATCAGACTGACTATGCGTCTGAGGGTGGTTGGTACTCTATGGACAAAGTTCGCTTCCGTTCAGGGTTCCCTGAAAAACTAGGTGGCTGGACAGTTAAAACTTTTGATCAGTACGAAGGCTCCGCACGTAGTCTATTTACATGGGCTGCTATTAGTGGTGCTAAGTTAACAGCTATTGGAACGAATGAAAAAATATATGTTAACACAGGCACCGCACTCTACGATATAACACCTCTTCGTGTTACCTATACATCTACTACAACCCCTTCATCTACTGATTGTTTTAAAACTACATCAGGTTCTAACCTCGTTGAAATATTAAATATTACTGCAGGTATAGAAGATGGTGAGTGGGTAACATTTAGTGGTGTAACTGTTGCCGTAGGTGGTGTGCCCGCTGCAAACTTTAATAACGAATTCCAAATTACTATTGTAAGCGGTACACCTTATATTGCTGTAGCTACAACTGCAACTTCTACTGCTACATCGTCTGGTAATTCAGCAATCATCGCTCAATTTGAAATTAATATTGGTTACTCTATTGTAACAGCAGGGTATGGTTGGGGTGCAGGTACATGGTCTCGTGGTACTTGGGGTTCAGGTTCTGTCACACCTATTTACTTCCCAGCTCGTTTAGAATTCTTTGATAACTTTAATCAAAACTTAGTCTTTAATATTAGTGGCGCTGATCTTTATTATTGGGAATATGACGACTCTTTTACAACGCGTGCTGTGACATTACAATCTATAGCAGGTGCTATTGCGGTTCCTAGAGAAGTTGATTATGCATTGTTTGCGTCATCAGGTCATTATGTAGCACTAGGTTGTACTAATTATGCAGCCTCAACTGTAGCGGGTGTATCCATGTCAACCATGACTCGTGGCGGTACTGGTAACTTAACAGCTACGGTTACAACATCTACGGCTTATGGCTTGCTATCAGGTGATTATATTACTGTATCAGGATGCACACCTGCACAGTTTAACGGTACTTTCCAAATTACTTACATTGATGCAACGCATTTTAGTTATACTATGTTAACAGCGCCCGCTGGTAATGCTTCAACTGTAGGAACATACGTATACAATAATTATACTGGCAGCTATGATCCACTACTTATTCGTTGGGCAAACGTTGATGCAACCGTTGGTCCTGAACCAGAAGTATGGCAACCGACTGCTACAAATACAGCAGGGTTCTTGCGACTACAATCAGGTTCTGCAATTATAGCCGCGTTAAATTCAAGACAAGAAATGTTGATCTTTACAGATACTTCACTGACATCTATGCAGTTCTTAGGTACATCAGAAGTGTTTGGTTTACAAGAGTTATCACATAATATTTCTATTGCAGGACCTAATGCTGTAGTAGGTATTAACAATGTAGTTTACTGGATGGGACGTGATAAGTTCTTCACATACTCTGGTCGTGTGGATGCATTACCTTGTACACTACGTCAATACATATTCTCTGATATTAACTATAACCAAGCACAACTTTTCTTTGCAGGTACTAATAATCAGTTTAATGAAATTATTTGGTTTTATTGTTCAGGTACATCTAATGAAATTGATCGCTATGTGATATATAACTACTCAGAAAGTATTTGGTACTATGGTCAACTAGAGCGAACTTCGTGGCTAGATTCAGGTGACTTCACTAATCCTATTGCTGCGTACAATGGTTGGATCTATGATCAAGAAAATGGTGTAGATGATGGTCAACCTAATGGTGCAGCGCCGGTAGCTATACAAGCTTATATTCAGTCTGCAAGTGTTGATATTGATGATGGCGATAAATATATGTTAGTACGTCGTATTATTCCTGATCTTAACTTTTCACAATCAGAACAAATTAATCCTGTGACAGGTTTGCCTAATACTATTCAAACTACAATTACTGTAGGGGTTCAAAACTTCCCAGGTGCTGCAACTGCTACTACAAACGCATCAGGTATATCTACTGCTCGTAACATAGTAACGGCAACAGCCACAGTGGATCAATATACAAACCAAGTATATGTAAGATGTCGTGGTCGTCAGATGAGCTTTAGAATTGAGTCAAACGATGTGGGAACTCAGTGGCAACTAGGTATGCCTAGAGTGGATGCACGTCCAGATGGAATGAGAAACTAATGGCTGAAATAAATATAACAACTACTAAAGCACCGGCGTTAACATTAACACCTACGCAGTTTTCTCAAGTGCATTTTGATTTACTTAATGCTCAACTACGAGTCTATTTTAATGCAGTGGACTCTGTAAATAACCAAATACAACAAGCAGTTAATACTTTATCAATCCCCAGTTCAGGAACTACAGCTTTACGCCCAACTACTAGTTTACAAGTGGGACAGTATTATTTTGACACTACATTAACTCTACCTATTTACTGGACCGGAACTAATTGGATAAATGCTGCAGGAACCGTGGTTTAATCTTTGTTTCTAGGGTTTAAACTATGATATTATTACACTATATTAAAAAGGACGTTTTATGGCAACACATCAACTAGCACAAGGCTTAGCTTCTCTCGGTAGATATGGTGATTCCATGCTTATGCATGTTAGCCCAGCTGAAGTAGCGGGTTTAAAAGCTATTGGTCACATGACGGGTCGTACATTAACTACTAATCCTCATACAGGGATGCCTGAAGCTTTTAGTTTTGGTGATTTCCTTACTTCTCTTTTACCTGCTGCTGCAGGATTTATGGTTGGTGGTCCAGCGGGTGCTGCTATGGGACTTGAAGGAGCAGCTGCAACGATTGCTCCTATTGCTGCAGGTATGGCAACTGGTGCTGCTGTTGCTGGCGCTAAAGGTGAAGACATATTAACTGGCGGTCTTATGGGCGGTCTTGGTGGTTATGGTGGTGGTAATCTAGGAAGTTCATTAGGTAAAATGGGTGCTCAAGGCGGTTATGCTGCCGGTCAAACATTGCCTGCAGGTATACCAACTACAACTCCAGCAGGACTTGATGCTTTAGATACAACAGCAAATCAATTTTTTGGATCAACTAACACAATGCCTAAAGCATTAACAAGTGTTGGATCATCAACAGCTACTGGTGCTGCTCCTATGAGTTATACACAAGGTCTTGGTCAGATGGGTCGAGGTTTAGAAAATTTAATCTCTCCTGGAGGTTATGCTAAATTTACTTCCCCTGCTATTGGTGGATCTGGAATACAATTAGCGGCACCATTAGGTATGGCTGCATTATCAGGTGCTTCTGAAGATATGTATCCTGAAGCAGATATGAGTATAGAAGCAAAACGTAAAGCTGAAGAAAACAAATATAAAGATCCTAAAACAGGTTTATTAAACTTAGCTCAAGCTTCTCCAGGGTTAAGATTAATGGCAACGGGTGGTACTGTTAATACTAACGCAAGTAATATTTCATCAGGGGGCATTGAAGATTTATATGGTGCAAATGATCAAACAACAGGCACACAAAGTTTAAGCCAAGATGGTTATGGAGTTGGTAGATTAAATGCATTAGCTGCTGAAGGTTCTCGTGCTAAAGCTGCTGATACTTTCTATGCTATGGGTGGTCCAATTGCTTTTGCTCAAGGTGGACATCAAGGATATTTAGATGGTGCTGGTGATGGTATGAGTGATTCAATTCCTGCTA